GACCGCTTGGCCGGCCAGCGGGGCGACTCCCTGAGCGAGCGGCGGGGCGCCTGATGCGGAAGACGCTGAAAGAGTATGGGTCGCACGGCCGCAGCGTCCGGGTGTTTCAGGAGACGTTCGCCAACCGCGCCCGCCAGAGCTTGGTGCGGGTCCAGTGGCGCGAAGGCGGGAAGCTCCGCACGGAGTCCTTGCCCGACAGTCGCGACAACCAGGCGCGCGCCAAAGCGTTCGCGGAAGGCGTCGCCGAACGGCTCACGCTCCATGGGACGGGCGCGCCGAAGCGCATGGCGATGCTGGAACTTGGGGAGCGCTACCTCGCCGCGCACCCGACGCCTGAGACGTGGCGCCCCAAGACACGCGTCGGGTTTCTGAATCGCTGGAAGGTCTGGCTCACGTTCGCGTCGCCGACGCGGCGCATTGATACGGTGACGCCAGACACCATCGACGAGTTTCGTGGAGCGATGCGGGCGCAGGGCTACGCGGTCAACCAGATGGCGAACCACGTCCAGCTCGTGAAGTCGGTGTATCGATTCGCGCGCTCGCGGAAATATCTGACCGAGAACCCGCTTGCCGACTACGCGATGAAGCTGTCACGCGACCAGCGGCGGCTTGAGGTGCCTGAGTGGACGGCCGAGGAATGCGGGAGAATCCTCGCCGCGCTGAACCCGAAATCGTCGCGCACCTGGCGGACATACTGCACCGTGGTGCTCGCGGCCGTCCTTGGCATGCGGATCAACGCGCTGCTCAACCTCGAGTGGCGTGACGTGGATCTGGACGCGCGCGCGGTGCATTGGCGCCCGGAACTCGACAAGCTCGCCAAGGATCGCACCCAAGCGATGCCCCGTGACGCGGTGCGCGGGTTCCGGCTGCTCCGGGCGTGGCGCGCCAAGATCGGCTACACGGGTCCGTTCGTCGTGCCGGGCGACAAGCGGCGGCAGAAGCGCGCGGGGGAGCGGCCGTACAGCTACCAAGCCCTGAACCAGACCCTCAAGCACGCGGCGACGGTGGCGCAGGTGCGGTGGATCGACTACCGCGCCATGCACGGGTTCCGCCGCCATGTCCTCAACAACGCGCTCGCGATCACGGGCGGGAACATCGTCCGCGCCGGGCAGTTCATCGGCGACACGGATCTCCGGACGCTCCAGCGGTCCTACGTCCGCGAGCGCGCGGAGGACCTGAGAGATATCGCCGACCAGATGGCGCTGCCACCGAAACCGCAACACACCGATGGCAACGAAACCGTAACCGAGCCATCAAACCGCCGCGCACGCCAGCGACAGGAGACTCGTAAGTGATGCACCGTCAACGCCTTACCGCAGAGCCACAGGTCGGAATTGAACCGACGACCGCGCGGCTACCAATCGCCACGTTTCGGACGGAAATCGCTGTCTCCACAGGGGAGAGCGACCGTAACATCGTCCAGAATCCGCCGAACGAACGCCAAACCGCGCGCAGAAACAGTAACCAAAGCGTAACACAAAAACCAGCGCGCGAAATTCAACTCGCGCCGAGCCCGGCCCGCCTCCCCGGTGACGCCACCGGCACGCATCGGGTGGCCTCGTGAGCGCCCGGAATCATTACGACGCCGGCCTTGGCGTCCTGCCGATTCGATGGATTCACGGCGCTGCGCCGGACGGAACGTGGGGGCTGGTGCTCTGCGAGGTCTGGCGGGCACAAACGGAAATCGCGTACAGCGAGGCCAACAAGCCGCGCGTCGTGGTGGAAGCGGATCTCGAGACGCGGCTCTTTGTCGGCGGCGCGTGGATGCGGCTGCTGAACAATGGGTCGATGTCCGCTGTAACGCCCGGGGAGGTGCGGCGTCACGCCCGGCTGCTCCGATCGCGGTCGTGGCACGCCACAATCACGCTCGACGGGTGGGACTCGTGAGCCGCCGCGACGACGTGCTCGCGTGGCTCGATACCCTGACCCCGCTCGCGCGACGGATCGCCCGGAAAGCGGGACGATCGGGCGCCACGGTCGCGGATCTCCGGCACTACGCGACGACGCGCGGGCTCATGTCGGGCGTGGAATCGCGGACGCGGGCCTCGTACCTGGGCCACGTCATGCGGCGGGCTGGCCTCGTGCCAACGGGCCGGTATGCCCGCTCCACGGTCGCGCGCTCGCATCGCAACATCCAGATGGTTTGGGTACTGCCGGAGTACACGCGGAGGGCGTCGTGAGCGCCCGCCGTGGATTCCGCAACGAGTGGATGCACGATTTCCTTGTCGGCCGCTACTGCGTGCGCGTCTGGCATCGGGAACGCTGGCGCCCGTTCTTTTCGCGCCGCTACGTCGTCGTCGCGTTCGGAGCGGGGCCGATTGGCGTTCAGGTCATGCACACTATGACGCACGAGCAATTCCTGGCGGTGACCAGGAATGCTGGAGATATCGCGTCGTGAGCGCCCCCAAGCTGTCCACCGCGCGCGAGCCCGCCGCGTTGGTGTTCGTGGTGCCGATGCCGCCGAACCTGGCGAACGGGCGGATGCACTACATGCAGAAGCACCGGATCAAAGTCGGCTACTGGGCGCTGCTCGACATGATGCACCTCGGTGCCTGCGATGCCCCGGCGATCAATGCGTTCTATCGCCTCGGTCGCCGAGCGGCGTCGCGGAGTCTCGGCGCCGAAATCGAACGGGCGTGCCTTTTCGCGTCCGCGTATGTCGGCGCCAAGGTGGCCCGGCGCGATCCCAACCTCGTCGCACAGCGCTGGCCGCGCGCCGCGATCCGCTCCGTGATGTACGTCGGCGCGAAGAACGACGCCGGGAACGCCATGAATCGGCACAAGTGGGTTGAAGACTGGCTGGTGACGCGCGGCTTTCTCGTGGACGACAACCCGGACGCGCTGCGATGGGATGGGCTGCCCGAGCAAGTCGTGAAGCGCGACGGCAACTACCGCATCGAGCTCACGTTGACCGCGGAGCCCACGCCATGACGACCGGACTCTGGATTGTCGTGGTCGGCTGGGTGGCGCTCGCCGCCTACACCTGTGGGGTCTGGGATCGGCTCTGCACGCGAAACCGCTTCCGTGATGCGCTCGAACGCGCGCTCGACGCGGAAGCGGAGATCCAGATCGCTCGCGTGGCCCGGTACGCCGACTGCCCAAGCTGTGCGGCCGACCGGCTGATCCGCGCGTCGGGCTCGCGGCCCCCGGTGGGCGTGGAGGACGGCGAGTGATCGTGCAACGGACAGGCATCGAGCCGACACGCCGACAACTCATGGCGCTCGAACGCGAGAACGCGCAGTGGCCCACGGCGCTGCGACCGATTCCGCGCGAGCAATGGCCCGACGGCGCGCGTATGACCGCCGCCCCGTCTGCCGCGTGGCGCTCGCGCGATTACCTCGTGGTGCTCTACGAGGAACGCCCCGGCGTGCAACGTCTCACCATCTCGTCAACGCACGTTGCCGGCCGGGATTGGGTGGACGGCCTGACGTGGGACACGCTGCAACGCCTCAAAGGAGAGGCGGGATTCGCGGACCGCTACGCCGTCGAGCTGTTCCCGCCTGACGCGGAAGTCGTGAACGTCGCGAACCTGCGCCACCTCTGGCTGCTCGACGCTCCGCCCACGTACGGATGGAAACGCGCATGAGCGATCTCGAAATGGATCTCTTGTTTCGGGACTCCCGTCGCTGCCCCTGCGGGGGCTGGCTCGCGATTGAATGCGATGAATTTGGACGCGCGCTCCAGTATTGCGACCGTTGCGGGGCCGTGTCGAGTGCGATGCGGACGCCGCTCGTGCCGGTCGAAATCGTGGTGCCCGTGTATCCGCTCTGTGCCTGTGGCCGTGGCTCGGTCGTGTCGCCGCTCGCGCACATCTGCAAGCTCTGTGAGCAGGAGGCCAAGCGCGCGGCGGCGCGCATCAGCATGGCGCGTCGGCGGGCCGCGGCCGAGCGCGTGCTGCCACCACCCTGTATCGGTGCGCCCTGCTGCACGGTGTCCGGCGCAGGGTTCTACTGCGATGGCTGCGCCGCGCGACGCCGGAAAGCGCCGCGCGCACAGGCCCCGCGGAAAACTGGGAGGGCGGCGTAGGTGGCCCGGCTATGTCGCGGAAACTGCGGAACTGTGGTGGTGCCTCCGTGGTGGTGGTGCCCGCCGTGCAAACTCGGGCACGACGTCGAACTAATGGCCGTCCGCGTGGCGGCTCATATCCCGAGTGCCGTGCGTCACGCCGTGCTAGCGCGAGACGGCATGGTGTGTCGCCACTGTGGAAAGGCAGTGCGCCTCGGGGTTGGGCGCCGACGCAACAACGGCGACGTGCTGTCGTTCGACCACTTCCCCCTGCCTGTCAGCAAGGGCGGCAAAGGAACGGTCGAGAACGTCGTCGTCGCATGCATGGATTGCAACCGGCGGCGCGGAGACCGCTTCTAGTGGCCCGCATCAGAACCGTGAAACCAGAACTCCCCCAAGACGCCAAGCTCGCGAGAGTCTCGCGAGAGGTTCGCTACCACTTCGTGCTCCTGTGGACCGTCGCGGACGACGCCGGATATTTCCGCGCGAGCCCGCGTTCGATGCTCGGGCAGCTCTACCCGCACGATTTGGACGTCACCGCTGCGGACGTGGAGCGCATGGGGCGGGAATTGGCCGAATTGGGTCTCGTCGCGTTCTCCGAAACACCCGACGGCCCGCTCGGTTTCGTCTGTAACTGGCAGCGGCATCAGCGGATAGACCGTCCGTCGAAGTCGCATCTTGCCGAATTGTTCGCGCAACACTCGCGAGACCGTCGCGATGGTTCAGCGCACGGAGTCCTGAGTCCTGAGTCCTTAGTCCAGAGTCCTGAACTAGAGGATGATGATGATCTGGGGGGCGATGCCGTTCGCGTCCCGTCTGAGCCGGAACTGACAGCGCTGTATCTCGCGATCTGTGCCAACAAGGCCGTGACTGAGAAGTGGGGCGAGCAGCCCAACCCCTACACCCCGGCGAGTGCCGCCTCGCTGTACGCCGTGCTCCGTTCCGCCGGAGTGCCGCCCGAAGTCGCGCGCCTGTCGTTCTACCGCCAGTGCCGCGACAACCCGCAGGACAAGCCGCCACGGTCGATCAACTACTTCCGCCCCGGCATCGAGCAGGATTGGCAGGTCGAGCAGACCAGGCGTGCCGTCGCCGCGAATGGGGATGTTGCCCCGGCCGTGATTCCGTTCCGACCGAGAAATGCCCGCCCCAACAAGCTCGAGGAAGGTCGCGCGAACCTCGCCGCGGCCATCGAGCGCCGTGCCAAAACGAGGACCGATCATGGCGAGTGACGCGGCCGTGGGGCGCATGCTCGCGATCCTCCACGAACTCTTTCCGACGCGGGACCTGAGCCCGGCAACGCTCGACGCATGGGCGCTGGTGTTTGCCGATTGGGACGACGCCGAATTTCAGACCTGCGCGATGGCTGCCGCACGCGAGCCCAGCCGGACGTTTTTCCCAACGCCGGGCGAAGTCGCGGCGCACCGGGCATCGCCGGTCGTGGACACGGACGTGCTGCTGGCGCGGATCAGCAAGCTCGGAACGCACCACCCGAACGCGGGCTGGCTCTACCCGCGCGTGGACGCCGTGCGCACGGCGTTTGGAAACGCCACGGCCGACGCCTACGCCGCAGCGGGCGGCCCGCTCTGCTACGCCGACGACGCGCGGGACGGCTCGAGCACAACGCGGGACATTGCCCGCCAGCGGTTCGCGGCGGAGTTGCGGGCGAGTGTCAAGCGCGATCCGGGCGCGCTGTTCCCTGCCGCTCCGTCGCGTCCGCAGCTCGCCAGCGGGAGTCCGCTCGCGCTTGTGGAGCGTGCCTCATGAGCGCCCCGCTATCGAGCGTGGCCGATCGCCTGGCTGGCGATCCGATGTGGGCCGTGGACGACGACAAGCGCCCCGTCACCCGCGAAATGAAGTGCATCTGCGGACGCCCGTTCACGCAACGCCAGCTCTCCGAACGCTTCCTGCGCGTTGTCGCCGCGGCGGGCGCGCGGAGCTCGGCCGTGTTCACCCAACAGATCCCTGACGGCTGGTTGCCCCTCTGGTGCCCGCCGTGTGAACGAAACGACCTGGGCAACCGCGCGAAGGTGGACGCGATCCGCCAGCACGAGCGGAACGGCAACCCCGACTGGACCGATACCGACCGATGATCGAAACCCTGAACGCGCCTGAGCGATACGGCGCCCCCACCACGAGGACTTTTCGATGAGCACCCCACAGCCGGTGAGCGCCCCGCTCGTCGCCCCGCGCGAACACGGCATGTTGTTCTCGGGAGAGATGGTGCGCGCGCTGCTCGCGGGGCAGAAAACGCAGACCAGACGCGTCGTCACGAAGCACAATTCGCAAGTCGGGACGTGGCTGTCGTGGGACCGGCTCGACTGGTCGAGCGTATTCGCGGACGGCGCGGGCAGTGGGAGCGAATACCTGCACGTCGGCGGGCCAGAGGACACGATGCACCGCGTCCGCCCGCGGGTGCAGCCCGAGGATCGGATCTGGGTACGCGAGACGTGGCAGTACGCCGACTGGACCGAGGGCGGCGATCCCTTCGTTCGCTATCGCGCCGACGAGGCGGTGCGGCTCTGCGTGGTATGACCTCGACCGCGAAGTGGCCGAACCGCCGGAGCCACGCCGATGAGCGACCGCGTGGTCTATATCCGCCCGCACGTCCGCCTGCCGGGCGCCGTGTTCACGCACCTGATCGCCGACGAATCCACCGTCACCCGATGCGGCGCATTCCGCGGCGAGCAACTCGGTCCGCACCCGTCCAGCCTGCCGGCGACGTGCCCGGCCTGTCTTGCCGCGCGTGACGCGGAATCCCTCAACCGAGGGCCAGCATGAGCACGCGCCCGCACCAAATGGCCTTGCCGCTCGATCCGCCCTGCCCCGCATGTGGCGGCCATTGGCAACGCCCCGCCTTCAACTTCGACCGGCTCGACGCGGACGGTGGCTGCGAAGTGTTCCAAGTCTGTGCGAAATGCAGGCGCGAAGTTGCCGCCGCTCCGACTGCCGGGGCGGCCCACCCGAACCGAGAGACGATAGACCATGAATGAGAGCCGGACGCAGTTCCTCGCCCGCATCGCGTATTTTCTCGAAGCGCACGGCCGCGACGAAGGCGGGTTATCTGAAGCCACGCGGCAGTCCTTTCAGGCGGACGCGGATCGCCTGCGCGAAGTGGCGGGCATCCACCCTAGCGCGAACACCCCGCGTTGTCACGAGACGCGATTCAGCACGTATCAGGGCATCCGCCAGCGCGAGGCGTGCAGTCGGCCTGCCGGCCACGCCGAGCATCACCGCTGGTACTGCGTGAACGCGTGCTTGCACCGGGGCTGTGCCGGACAACGCCCGCGAGTGAGCGCCGCCGTCCCCTCCACCGGAGAACCGAATGCGTGACCGGAACCGGCGCTGCCGCGAGACAGGCAAGGTCATGTGGCGCACCCGCGCGGCGGCCACGGAAGCGCTGGAGCAGTGCGCCCGGATGCGGCGCGAGAAGCGGCGCGCACGTGTGCGGGCAACCGCTGAGGCATGACTCGACGTACCACGAATGCAGTCACCCCGGCTGCTACTTCGCATGGCGCGTCGAAACGTCCGCCGACGCGCCCCCCGCCAGCGCGCCGCCGCTCCACGTCCACACCTGCACGGACCCCGGACCATTCATCGCCCAGATCGCCGAGCGAGACGCCGAGATCGCACGGCTGCAAGAGGCCGGCAACGCCTTGATGGACGTCGCATGGCATGATGAGGAGTGCCCTCAACGCTACGAGCCCAGGCGGGATTGCGTCTGCGGCTACGAGGCCGCCTCGAAAGCCTGGCGGGCGCTCGCGGGGGCGGCCCCCAAGACGGAGACCCCACGTGGCTGAGATGCCGAGTGAAACCGAGCGGACCTGCACGACATGCCTACTCTGCCTGCGCGCAGACTACGGCTACTCCAACTACACGGTGGAGGGGACGACGCTTTCGTGCCTCGCTGGGCTGAACGATGCGCTCGATGGTCAAGAAGAGCCGTGGCGCGAAGTGACACCGGAGCTGGCTGCGATTTTGGACGTCGCCAAGACTTGCAGACGATATCGCGAGGGCGCGCCAGCGACGCTTGACGTGGATCACGAAGGACTGCCCTACCCAGGGTCGTGGACCGTCGCCCAAGTCAAAGCGGCGGGATGCACCGACGACGACGAGGCGGCTGAGTTGATGGTCCAGCGGGAGGCCCGGAGCCCATGAGCGGGTTCGCCCTGTCGCTCGAGGAGCAGGTTGACGCTTTGGTGGCGAAAGGTGCCCCACGCGACAAGGCGGAAGCCGCCGTCTACGGACAGGCGCGTGCCGGCGTCGTCGCATCCGAGCCCGAGCCCGAGAAGCCAACCGTCGCCCTGCCCTTCACCTTCACGGTCCCGTGGACGCTGCTGGTGGCCGACAACGAAAAGACGGTGCCGCAGAAAGTCCGCACCAAGGACGACCGGATCGCCGTCAAGAACTGCCTGACCGCCAAGTACGCGCACGCAAAGAAAGAGATCCAGAAGCAGCTCAAAAAGCAGACGGGCGATGCCGATCCGTTCGAGGGCCCTGCGCACGTCGTGTATCGCTTTTACTGGCCAGACCGGCGCCGCCACGACGCCGCGAACATGCTCAAGCTGCTGAACGACTGCCCTTCCAAGATCGTCTATCGCGACGACGCCCAGCTCCACCGTGGCACTTGGACGACGGCCGTAGACCCGGACCGTCCCCGCTGCGAAATCGAAATCCGCCCGCTGTAACCACCCGAACGAGACTTTCATGGAACCCGCCATTTTCGGCACGCACGACGAAAAGACACTGGCGCAGCTCGCGGACGTGGCCTCCCGCGCGGACCGGGCCGCGATCATGGCCGACGGACATCTGGGCTACGTGATGCCGATTGGCGGCGTGGCGGCCTACCGGAACCAGGCCAGCGTCGTCGGCGTCGGGTTCGATATCGCGTGCGGCAACGCGGCGATCCGCACGGATCTGACAGTTGAGAGCTTCGACCGCCCGCGCTGGCTCGAGCTCGCGGACGATATCGCGGCGACGGTGAGCTTCGGCGTGGGACGGTCGAACCGGGCCGACGATGCGCCGACCGAGCACGAGCTGTTCAAGTCTGACGCATGGGATCTGCTAGCTACGTCGGTCCGTTCGGCGCTCTGGCAGAAGGCTCGCCAGCAACTCGGCACCGTCGGCTCGGGCAATCACTACGTCGATGTGTTCACCGACGAGCAGGGGCGCATCTGGGTTGGCGTCCATTTCGGCTCGCGCGGCCTCGGTCATACCATCGCGTCGGGATTTCTCGCGGTTTCGCAGAACCAGCCGTGGGGGACTCGCGTACCTGAACGCGAAGCGCTGCTTGACCTTGATACCCCGCTCGGTGCGGACTACTGGGCGCTGATGAATCTCGCGGGCGAGTACGCCTACGCTGGCCGCGAATGGGTCGCGCGGAAAGTGGTATCCATCCTCGGCGGGACCGAGCAGCAGTTGGTCCACAACCACCACAACTTCGCGTGGCGCGAGACACACGAGGGCGAAGACTATATCGTCGTCCGCAAGGGTGCGACGCCCGCGTTCCCCGGCCAGCTCGGATTCGTCGGCGGCTCGATGGGCGACGACTCCGTGATTCTTCGCGGCGCGGAAGGTGACACGGCCGAACAGCGCGCGGCATTGTATTCGACCGTCCACGGCGCCGGCCGTGTCATGTCTCGCACACAGGCCCGCGGCAAGACGAAGGGCTGGGGACCGAAAGCCCGCATCGTCGCGCCCGGCCTCGTCTCACAAGAAATGCTCGACACCTGGATCAACGAGAAAGGCGTGATCCTGCGCGGCGGCGGACTGGATGAAGCGCCGCACGCCTACCGGCGACTTCCCGACGTGCTGGCCGCGCAAGGCTCGACCATCGAAGTCCTGCACACGCTCACGCCGATCATCGTCTGTATGGCGGGCGCTGACGAACACGACCCGTACAAAGACTGACGCGCGCGCAAATACAACATCTCCAACACGTTACGCCTCCCGCTCGCCGCGGGGGCGGCTCCTCAGAGACGATGAGACCCAACCCCGGAGACTTGCATGTCTGACTCGATCACCCCTGCGCTCACGCCGGAAGAATGGAAGGCACGTTGCACCGACCGCAGCGGCTCTGTTGGAGTCGGCGACGTTGTCGTCGTCGTCGATAGCGTCTACGTGGAAAGCGAGGGTTTCTCCCAGTCGCTCCCATATCGGCACGCGACTGCGGCCCTCTGCCTCTACGGCCAGCCGTTCGGGTTCGCGCAAGCGGATGTCGAAGCCGTCATGGCATGCGCCAAGGCTTCACAGAACACTGGGCTAGATAGCGACACGTTTCTACGAGCTGAGGGCGTGTCTCGCAAGCTCGCCGCGCTGCTTCCTCCGCCTGAGTCACCGACATGAACAACCAACGCCATCTATTCCTGATCTCCGCCGCGGTCGCCAGCGTGACCGCCTGCGAACCCCCGACGGCTCCCGTCCGCGACCCCCGCTGCATCTACAAGGGCGACACCCTCGGCGTGCTTTGGACCAGCGGCAACGGCGTCATCACCCACTGTGACTGGCTGATCGCCGACGTGACGAGCTGCGGCACCAAGCCGGCCCGACTGTCGCCGCCCGCGTGCGTGGTTGGGAAAGCCGCATGACGCCACGACTGACACCTCGAGAGTGGCAGGTCGCTCGGTTGGTTGCTGAGCGGTGGTCGAATGCCGTCATCGCCGAACGGCTGCACATCAGCGTGTTTACCGTCCAAAACCACGTTCGCGCGATTGCGCAAAAGATCCCCGGCGACCGGCAACGCCCACGACAGCGCATACAAGACTACCTGACCACGCGAGCCGCCTGACGTGGCACGTAGCGCTAGCTAACAACTAGCTAGTTAAAGAATGGTCATGTGTAAGTAGGCAAGCGGCCTTAGCTTCGGCAACGAGTTCGGCGGTCCCCACCACTGGCCCCCTCGCGTGCCAAGACGCGCCACGTCAACGAGTTTCGGCGGAATAGCCGGCAACCCTGGCAACAAGACCAAAGCCGGTCCCGGTCGGCCACCCGATACGTTCAAAAATCGGATGGCGCTTTTGGCGTCTCGTGCGAAAACCGCCAACCAAGTCGAGAAGATCCTGAACGACAAGGATCATCCGGCGTTCATGAAGGCGCTTGAGTTCGCGGCGGACCGTGGTTTCGGCAAGGTGCCACAGGGCGTGGTTGGCCCAAATGGCGGCCCGCTCGAAGTCCAAGTTCGGTTTGTCCGCGAAGGCCGCCGGGTGACTGCGTCGTGAGCGCGCCTGAGACGGTCTCGACTCTCGCTGGAACCTACGAGGCGGCCGTGCTGCGTAGTCTGCAGCGCGTTCATTTTTTCACAGCGTTGGGTGACGAGTTCGACTGGTTCAACCAGTCCCGGCAGAGTGAGCCGCCGAAGCGAGATTATCTAGCCGAGGCGATGGCGGAGCTCGACGACTTCTTGGGCTGGGAAGGGTGAGCGCCGTCCTCGAACCAGTGGCCGCGTCCGGCGAGCTCGTACTACCCGAGCCGATTGGCAAGCAGCCCGAATGGCTGGACAGCCCGGCGACTCGCAAGGTGCTGCGTGTCGGTCGGCGCGGCTCCAAGACCCGCTTCGCGCTGATCGCGGCTATGGCGGGTCACGGTCCAGGATGGGAGGATGGCCGCCCGTCGATGCGCGGCGTGCTGCAGGGCGGCGACGTCGTATGGATCGCTCAGAACTACACCAACCTCTCCACCGTGCTATGGCGCGAAGAGATCGTCCCGCGCATGGGGCATCTGCCGTGGGTCAACCTCAACGTCCAGAAGCACGACGTCGAGATCCCCGGTGTCGGCGCGCTGCTGCTGCGCTCGGGTGACCGCGAGGCTATCGACTCGATCCGCGGCATCGGCAAGCGGCTCTTCGGCGTGATCGTCGATGAAGCGGCCTGGCTGGACCTACGCGGTGCACTCCAGGACGTGATTCTGCTTGCGCTGGCGGACAACGACGGGTGGCTCATTCTGATGAGCACCACGAACGCCGGCGCCGATGGCGGCTACGACGATACCGGCGCCCCGCAGATCCCGAGCTACTTCAACCTGCTCTGCACGGAGATCCGCGCGGGTAAACGCTCCGACGAGTGGCAGGAGTTCACCGGGACCGCGTTCGACAACCCGACCCTCTCGCCCAAAGCGATCCAAGACCTGATCGACGAGTACCCGCCGGATAGCCCCAAGCTCCAGCAAGAGGTCTATGCGGCGCTCTTGGAGTCCGGGGTGGGCCTGGCGCTGCCTGGCCTGTCTGATCGCCACGTCACACCTGCGTTCGCGCCGGAAGGCCACTGGACGCAGTTCGCCGCGTTCGATTGGGGCTATCAGCACCCGTGGGCGATGGGGCTCTACTGCGCCGACGAGGACGGGACCGTCTATAAGCAGGACTCGCTCGTGGGGCGGCTGGACCTGCCCGAGCAGATCGACGCGAAGGCGCGTGCTGGCGGCTTCGACCCCAAGCGGATGGTCGTGTTCGCGGGTGGAGACTGCTGGCGGCAGCGGATGAAGAAAGGCGAGTTCGCGGGGCCGACCATCGCTGAGGAGCTGATGAAGCTCGGGTGGCGCATGGTGGCCGCGAATGACGCGCGCGTGGCAGGGCTCAACAACCTGCGCCGGTACACATACCTGCCGCCCGACCGCCCCGACGCCCGCCCACGCTTTCAGTGGATGGATACGGCGGGCAACCGTGCCTGCCTCGCGCAGATGCAGCGGATGCCGTTGAACCCGTCGAATAGCGAGGACGCGCTGAAGGTGGACGCGGACTCGTCGGGTCGCGGCGGTGACGACATGTACGACGAGACGCGCTACGGGCTCATGTCCCGACCGTTGACGTCCGTACCATCGGCGGCTGTGGACGAGGAAGGCAAGTCGATGGGCTACAACTACGCCAAGCACCGCCCCAATGAACGCCCGACCGCTGACGCGCTGATGAGCGAGTGGCTCGGGGAACCCCAGACGGCCACGGTTGGCCGCTACCGCATTCCGGTGAGACGATGAGCGAGACGAACGGCGCTGGACGCATCCTGTCATTGACCGACCGCCGCCCGATGAGCAAGGCAGGCGACTACATCACCCGCGCGCAGGCCGAGCAGATCGCCGCGGAACAGGTCGTCGCCGAGTGCGGCAAGGTCCACGAGTACTACCTGAGTCAAATCCCGGCTTTCTGTGGCCGGATGATCCAGGACGCGCTCCTGCACTATGGGCTGATCGAAGCCCAAGCCGAGACGGCAGAGGGTGTGACGCCGCTGACAAACGCGGCCAGTGGAGATCGTGCGGGTGCCAGCGAGGAGGTAACCGCCGCCGCAGACGGGCAGACTGTGCCGCGTGAGGCCCCCGCTCTTGGGAGCGACGTCGAGGCCCCCGGACCCGCCGACTCCACGCCGACGGCGGACGAGGGCCCTGAGTGATGTTCGGTCGCACCGAGTCCCGCCTGCGTGAAGCCAGCATGGCCGCCAACCAGCATGCCTTGCGTGCCTTGCGTGCGGAGGCGCGCGTTGATGCGCTGGTGGAAGCGTTAGCCGCCGAGCGGGCCCGTTACGACGCGCTCTTGGACAGCTACAAGCTGTTACGCGAGCGCGGCGCGGTCGAAGTGCCTGTCCCGGTCACGCCAGCGGCGTTGCCTCGCGTCGAAGCCGATCCGCTCAAGATGCTGATCGCGGCGCGTTGCGGCACCGACATGCGACTGCGCGGCGCAATGCTGCGACAGCTTGAGATCGACCGCGCATCCGGCCTCAAGGACGATGCGATTGAGCTGAGCATCCTCTCGGGCATCTCGTCTGACGGGGTGCCGGCGTGAAGCGCGAAGGTGACGTGGTGAGCGACGGAGAAACTACCGTCTATCCCCTGACCGATAACGGCCAGGTTCTCTGCGACATCGAATACTCCTTCTTCTTCGACGCCGTTGTCATTCCGCGCCTTCCAGACGCGGCTGCTCAGTTAGACAGTGTGCTGCCTGTTTCGGTCAACACCGTTCTATCCCCTAGTCCGAAACGGTTCCCGTGAAGTACACGGCGCCCTCGTTCACCGTCCCGGCCAGCGCCGGCAGCGCGGACTACTGCGACGCGCACGGCCACGCCATGCCGGACGCGCGTGGGCGCTGCATCCGTTGCGGCGCTCCGTTGCCTGACGCGGAAAGTCGCACCGCCTGTGATCGTCGCGGGCATATCTGGAACAACCCGGACGGCACCACCTACCAGCGCATCCGTGGCAAGTCGTCCGAGACAGTTGACGTGACCTGCGGGCTGTGCGGCAAACCTGCGACGCTGCCGAAATACGCCGCCTATAGTGGCGTGCGTCCGTCCGGCGTACCCGTAAGCAGCGACGTTCCGCCGAATTTCCCTCGCCCGGTTCCAAAGTAGCTATCGCCTCCAAGAACCTGCCTAACCCGACGCAGTTCCTGACCGGCCAAGCCGCCGTCGATGCGTCCGCGCCACTGGCCGAGACGCCCCGCGGCGGTGCGGAGTTCAGCTTCCGTGGTGAGTCCACGGGTGCCACCGCCACCGGCGTTGCCGGCGCCCCAACACCGCTCGGTGCGATGCTCGGCGATCTCGGCCAACCTGAACAGCCGGCGCAACAGAGCCCGTTCGCGGGCATGGGTCCGCTGCTCGAGCAGACCGACGATCAGGTGTTCAAAACGACGGACGGGCTGATTCAGCGGCAAGAGCTGATCGCGCTCAATCACCTCGCGCAAGACACCCACTGGACCTACGTCAAGCTCGGCTATCCGTGGTCCACGCTGACCAAGGAGCCGAACCGCGACCGCTACACGCAGTCGCTGCCGTATGGCTCGGCCGGCGTCACGATCCAGGCGGTCCCGAACAAGGCGTGGGACCAAATTAACAAGACCACAGAAGCGCTGCTGGTGGATTTCCCGCAGATGGAGTGCGAGCCCGGCGACGACTCCGACGAGGCCGAACACGCCTGCGATCTGGGCGACCGCTTCCTGACGCAGCAGGCCTCTGAGCAGGGCACCAACGATCCCGTGCTGTTCTGGGACCGCTTGCAACGCTCCATGACGTGCGCGAGCGCCTACCTCGAGTGCTGGACCGACCCGACCGGCGGCGGCTACGTGCCGTTGCAGATCCCGGCGCACCCGATGGCGCAGAGCCCCATGCAGCCGTTGCTCGGGCCAGACGGGATGCCGACGACGGACCCGATCCTCCGCTACGTGACGGGCCCGGTGAATCCGGACGGCACGTTCGGCGAAGGCGCGCAGTTCACGACGGACCCGACGCAGGCCGCGCCCCAGTGGCAACCCAAGATGATGGCGTCCAAGTGGCAGCGCGAGCATATCCGGGTGTATCCCGAGACGGCCACGGTGGACACGGCCGAGAAGGTGATCGTGCTCGGCTACTGCACCATCGGCGAGGGGAAGCGCCGGTGGCAGTCAGTCGTGAGCATGGACGCGGACGCGCTCTCGAAGCTCTGCGACTGGACGCCGCCCCGCTACTACGTGCTCTTGCCGCTGTTCCAGCGCGCGCGGTGGAAGCTCACGGACGGGCGCGACAAGAACAAACAGGGCTCGTCCGACGAGCGGATCTTCTTCTACTACCATGTGTTCGCGAAGGCCTCGCCGGATCACAAGCGGGGCGCCGACGTGGTGGTGACGGGTGCCTCGATTGGCACCGGAGACGCCGGCTTCGTGATCGACCGCGCGTTGCTCGCCATGGACGTAGAGCTCCCGGTGCCCAATGCGGAGGCCGGACAGCCGCCCAAGAAGGAAACGCGGTGCATGGAGATCCCGGTCGTCCAGATCACGCCGCGTGGCGATCCGGACGAGCAAGACCCCACGGGCCGCGCCTACATCGAAATGTCCGCCGGTGCCATCGAGAACAACGCGCACTTGGCGATGTCGTTCTCCGAGGCGCTGGACAAGAACCTCCACCTCGAAGGCTACGCCTCGTCAGTGAGCCCGATCAGCGGGCAGCAGCGCGACGATGCCAGGGCGACTGGCGATCTGATCCCGCTGGTGCGCGCCGAGGACAAGCCGAGCTGGGGCGAGAAGATCGAGCTCGACAACTCGTTCGTGACCATGTACAAGCTGGCGAGCGAGGAGATCAACTCCATCGGCTCGACCGTGCGGGCCGCGCAGGGTCAGGATCAGGCGGACGAAAAGAGCGGTCGCGCCATCCAACTCGCCACGGCGAACAACAACGTCTCGCTCGGCGGCATGAACACGGCGGCCAACGGCGCCTACACGCGCTGGTGCCGCATCAAGCTCGAGATGGCGATGCGCGACTTCACGACGGAGCAGGAGATCAGCTATGTCGGCGAGGACGGCATCTTCAAGACCGAGGCGTTCCACGCTACCGACTTCGCGCTGATCGGCAAAGTGACCGTGAAGGCCGGCACGGGTGGGCTGATCACGCCCGAGGCGAAAGCGCAGGACGCGATCCAGCTCGTAAATGCGCGGATCCTCGATCAGAACGAGGCCGCGGACGCCCTGCGCCCCGCGTTCTCACGCCGGCTGGGGTTCCCCCCGTCCGCCCACGAGCAGCGGATCGAGCGGCAGATCACGGGCTGGGAAAAGGGACCGCCGTCACCCGATTGGGCCGCGCAGTTCCAGCAGTATCAGGCCGCGAAGCAGCAATTCGACGCCGCCACGCAGCAGTACCAGGCGTTGCAGGCGCAGGCGCAGCAGACCGGCCAGCCGTTGACCGTGCCCGCACCACAAGCACCACCGGCCCCGTGGAGCCCGTTCGCGCCGCTCCCGACCGACGACGAGCCGTTGATCGCGCAGTTCCGGCAGCGCCGGCTCGCAAAGCTGATCGACTCGGCCAAGTTCGGCCAGTTCGATCCGTCGTGGCAGCAGATCGCCCTCGACGAATACGCCCGCATGCGGAACGCCGTCGCGGCATCGCAGCCACCGGCTGCCCTCCCGAAGGGCGTGATCATTCAGGGCAAGGCCAGCGACCCCGCCTCGATCGCCGCCGAAGAAAAGGCCGCGGTTAACCCGCAGGCTGTTCCTCCCGCGCCCGCTCCTGCACCAGCTCCCTCACCCACGCCGCAGCGCGCGCCGCTGCAACCCGCCTAATGCCTGTCGTCTCGAAAGCGCAGAACGCCGCGATGCACGCCGCCGCCGATGGCGACTCCTCGCTCGGCATCCCCAAGGACGTGGGCCAGGAGTTCACGAGCACACCCCCCGCGTCTCCGCTGCCCGACTACGTGCAGGCGCAGATGGGCCACAAGGCCGCGAACCGGAAGGCGCACCGTGGACGCCGGGGCCGCGGCAAGGGTGTCAAGCCAGCCGCCGATCTCCACGCCGAGGCCAAGACGCACATGGCCGCCGCGCAGGCCGCACCGACGCCACAAGGGGCCATGAATCACCTGTTCAAGGCCGTGCGCTCGCTGCACGCGGCCAAGCAATCGCAGATGCCAACGCTCTAACGCGCCACCGATTCTTCTTGCGTTTCTCTCACCATTGGCCTATTTATGTCCCCGTCAGCGACAACTGAAGCTCCCGACGTTCCGAGCGCCCCGTCCGTGTCCGATTGGGCCGCCGAGCAATTCGGCGAGATCCCACAAGGCACGGCGAGTGAGTCGCCAGAGCCGAACGAATCCGCAGCTGCCGGTGGAGACGACCTCCACACTGAGCACGCGGACGGTTCCGAAGGAACGCTCGAAGCGGCAGCGACCGCCGCGACACCTGCCGAGAGCGCGGGGACGACCCCCGAGACGCCCGCAGCGACCACCGATCCTCTTGCGGACACTGAGCCTCTCACCTTCACAGTGAACGGGCGGACCGTCGCGAATGACGGCATCCGCGTGTTCAAGGAAGGCGGCGCGGTGATCACGCCCGAGGCATTGGCCGATGTGCAGACCAAACTCGGCGAACGCGAATCCCTCTTTGAGCGGAACCGCGCGCAGAGTGTCGAATACCAGACGCTCTCCAAGGTCACGGAATGGACCAACCCGGAAGGCAGGACGTTCAGTGGACCCGACGCCGCGATCGAGATGCGGATCGGGAACGCGTCGCTTGCCGCCGAGAACAAGTTGCTCATCGAGACGCTCACGGACCCCGCAAAACTGATCTCGGTCTTGATGACCGAGCAGGTGCCGGACGGTCGCGGTGGGCTCCGGGAGCAATTGGTCCTCAATCCCGCCGCGTTGCAGGCGATGCAGCGGGAACACGCGCTGACGAGCCGCGAACTGGCGAACGCGATCCGCGATCACTACCGCGGCGTGGTGGCGAGTGCCGCACAGGCGCAGCCGGCACCCGTGGATTTCACGGCGGAAGCGCCGAAGCTCATGCAGGCGGTGGCCGACGCGGCGAAGCTGGACCCGACCGTGTTGACCCCACAGGACCGCGCGCTCTTGGCGAAGCAGATCCCCTATCACACCAAGGACGGCAAAGTGTCCCTGGAGTGGCAGGAGCTCGTCAAGGAGCGGATCCAGTTGCGCGCGGATCAGAAAGCGCAACAGCAGACGCTCGTCGCCTCCACGTCCAAGGCCGCGACCGACACGGCCGCACGTATGGCCGCCGCGGCGCGTGGCGTCAAGCAGACCGTCGCACCGACTACCCCGGCAGTCCGACCGGCCACGCCGTCGCCGCAGAGCGAACGGGTCGCGGCCGAGTCCGATGCCTTCGCTCTGATGTTGAACGCTGGCGCGAACGCAATGCGCCAGCGGTAACACCTCCCTTCGTCGTCTCACTTTTGGCTGTGCGGTAGAGCCGCACTCACAGGGCCCTCGTGGCCACCGGATTTGCAACCCCCAGTTCCGCCGCCACCGTCAATTCACTGGCGGACCTCTACACCAAGGCGAACACCACCGTCAAGACCGCGATCAAGCTGATCACGGAGGAACAGAAGTGGTTCCGCTCCTACCCGAAGGAGAACATCGTCGTCTCGGGCAACGAGAATCGCGTCCCGCTGATTCTCTCGCGACCCATCCTGCCGAGTTTCATCCCGGACGGTGGCAGCGAGCGGATCATGCAGACCCCCGCGCCGACGCATGGCACGTTCATGCCGGTCGAGATGAACGTCCGCCACGGCTACACGAGTCTCGCGCAGGCGTTCAGCCAGAAGTCCCGTGGCGCCATGATCGAGGACCAGACGACGTACCAGGCGAACATGTCTGGCTACTCAATCGGCATGGGCATCGGCCTCTCCACCTACGGCACGTCCGTGGCCACGCTGGCCGTCGTCAAGAACACGGGCTCCGCGAGCGCCACGCAGGTGGTGTCGCTCAAGAATGCCTACGGCTCGAGCACGTTCTGCCCCGGTGGCGACTCCGGCGTCCAGGACACGTACCTCTCGAACCCGGTCCGCTTCCCGGTCGGGAACCGCATCGCGTTGATCCGCTCCGGCGCGATCGTGGAGTTCGGCACCGTCACCGCGGCGCCCTCGGCGTCGGCCGGCGTCGGCAACATCGACGTGACCTTCGCGTCGTCCATCACGCCGACTGCGGGCGATCTCGTCGTCTCGGCGAACGCTGATGGCGACGTGACCCTCACGGGCACGGACTACAACCAGTGGCCGGAAGGATGGACGTCGATCCTGACCTCCGACTCCTGCCAGGGCCAGACGACCACGAGCTTCCCGCTGTGGGCGGCCGGGTCCACGTCCACGGCCTCGCAGCGTCTCTCCTTCGTGGTCAAGGAGAAGATGATCAACGAGTGCTGGAACGCCGGTGGCCTGACCCTCAATCGGTTCATCATGCCGCAGGGCGTCCGGCGCGATGCCATCCAGGGCGAGCTCGGGGCGCGGCGCTACGACTCGGCCGAGACGGACATCGAGGGCGACCTGAATGCTGGCAGCGGCCAGCAGTACTTCACGTCGCAGCTCGCGATCCCCAACACGCTGATCGGCTGGTTCGATCAGGCCGTGTCGAAGATCGAGCTCTCCGACAACCCGGACGAGCAGGCGTCGAAGTCGATCTTCAAGCTCGACAAGGTGCAGGGCAAGGCGCAGATCGCCGCTGGGTACGACTACTTCTACCAGCGCGTGATCTCCAGCCGTGCCGCCTGCGGCTATGCCACGAATCTCTCCACGCAGTAAGGGGAGACGATCATCATGGCACAGTCACCGTTCGTCGCACAGGCGGCGTGGCCGAACACGTCGAAGCAGCGGATCACCGTTGCGATTGATTCGGATCAGCAGCAGTTCATGATCGCGTTCAACTACCTCTTGGCGGCCTTGCAGCGATGCTTGGCCTTCATGAGTGGGGCGTGCGTGCCGATGACCACCTCGACACTCTCGATTGGCACCACCGTCACCCTGGCGGCGAGTGCCAACCTGATCGCGATCAACGGCGTGATTGGCTCCGTGGCGGCCGAGACGGCGAAAGCCTTTGGGTCGCTCGGAACAATCCCCGCGAGTACATGGGGGCTGATCACCGTCGAGCGCATCGCGAACGCGACCACCACGTTCGTGTCCGCTGCCGCCAACTACACCACGGGTTACGCGAGCGAAGCGGCAGCGATTGCCGCGATGCCGGCGCAGTCCGCGAACAAGGCCGTCGTCGGCTACCTCACGATCCTCGCCAGCTCGAGCGGGTGGGTTGCGGGCACCGACGCGCTGGCCGGCGGCACGGGTGGCAATCCCGCCACCACGACCAATTACTACTCCATCCCCGGCGCGGCCGACACGGCGAGCTGGACCAAGGTCACACAGATCGCGAACCCCGTGGGCACCGTGCTCTCGGCGGCGCAGCGCTGATGCCGTACCCGCTGTCGCTCAACGAGTACGTCAAGCCGGAGTACTTCGCCGAGGCCCCGGAGTCGTGGAATAGACGACTCCGGGAGATCTCGCCGATCACACCGAACTTGGCGCACCTGCGGTTTCGGAAGTTCGAGCCGCGGGCGGATTGGGCGACGGCACCGTTCAACGATCAACCGGACCGCCCGATGTGGGCGATCTACAGCTGTACCCCGCGTGCGCTGGTGATCCCGGCGCGCGCGGAGCAGTTCGCGTTGCATTGGTCGGAACTCTCCACAGAGCGGCAAGCCGGCCGCCGTGGGGTCGTCTCCGACTACCAGCACTTCATGTGGCACACGCACGGCGTCGAAGTGCGGCCCCTGTGGCTCTTGCAGGGCGAGTGGGGCGGAACACCGTGCCTCTACAGCCCGCGCGAGAAGCGCTACCTCGATGCGTCGGGCGCGATGAGCGAGCCGTTCCCGCCCGGATTCTTCCGCCCCTGTCCGTTCGATGAGCGCGCGGTACGTGGCCTGACGGCCCGTGACCGCCTGTTGCAGGCGTGCAATCGCTACGACGCGCTCGAAGCGATGGACGGCGCCGACGCGCTCAAGGCCGAAGACGAAGCCGCCGAGCGGGTCTTTCGCGAGACGTACCTGGACACGCTCTCGGTGCTGATGATGCCGGCCGTCGAGTTCATGAAATCCGCGATCGGCAAGACGGAAGTCAACGAGGCCTTGCCGCCCCCGCCGGAAGGCCTGACCAACACGCTCGCGCAGTGGAAAGACGTGTGGAAAGAAACGGGCACGATGCTCGGGGTCGGCATTGCGCCCCACAAGAAGGTCCACGCCACGAGTTAGCACGAGTTCGCACCCCCACGAGTCGCGCGCTGATGCGCGCTCATCCCTCCTCATTCCCTCCTTGGCCCTGACATGACCGCACCGATGGCACCCCTCACCGCTGAACAGATTGGCGTCCCGCTCACCCCGTCGAAGCCCGCGCATCCGGGTGCGGTCAAGACGGGCTCGCAGCGTGACCGCCGCTTCACGGACACCTTCTACGACGTCTATAAGCATCCCGTGAAGTTCCCGAACGGGCGCCCCTTCACCGGCGAGCGCGAGTTCACGTCGGGCACGGACCGCGAGTCGATCACGGCCGGCTTCATCACGTCCGACTTGCAGCAGGGCGCGCACTTCTGCGACAACCCCGACATGGGGCAGACGCCACAGGAGCGGTTGCTGACCCTGGGCTCCTCGTGGGCGTGCCCGTGGTTGCCGCTCGCCAAGTACTTCCGGTTCAACTACCGGCGGAAGACGATCAGCTACGCGCTGGACAAGATGGTGGCCGACGAACGCGAGGCCCTGTCGCGGTTCTGGGACGCCGCGGCGAAGGCGGCCGGCGAGAGCGATGTGGTGGATCCGGAGCAGCCGAACAAGCTGCCGTTCCGCATCCGTCGCCTGCTCGGCGTGCCGTCGCAGTACACGAACCAGATCAAGCTCGCCGAAGCGATGCGCGCGGGCGACCCGTGGCTGTTGGGATTCGTCGAGACGCCCAACGAGGAACTCGCGAAGATCCTGGGCTTCAACCTCCAGTACATCGGCGGCCACGCCTCCGACGCAGAACACACGCTGGTCAAGCTGCCGGAGCCGCCCAAGCCGGTGAGCACGCCGGATCAGGTGCTCGGCATGGAAGCCGCGGCGCTCGCGCGAATGGTGGCGCAGATCGTGGACGAGACGCTCAACGCCCGCGAACAGGCCAAGAAGGCCGCGAAGGGCCAGTCCCTGCGCGACGCCAAGTCGGCACGCCGGCAGACCGCGACGGCCGGGGCTGAATAGTGGCGACCTACGACAGCACGTACCTGCTCGGGTTGTTCAACCGCTTGGCCGGTCGGCCAGACGGGGATTTGATCACGCCCGAGACGAAGTACCAGATGCTGTCGGAAGCGCAGAACCAAGTGCTCGCGGACTTGGCCGCTATCGCGCCGTGGTCGCTGTACCCCACGGCGCCCTATGGCGCGCTGCCCACGCTCACGACGACCGACAATCAGATATACACGTTCGGCACGGACGCGAGCGGCTACGCCAAGTTCCCGATGCACGCCCAGATCTATCAGGCGCTCGAGGATATCCCGACGTGCCCGCTGATCGAGGGTGTGGACTACATGAACGAAGGCACGCAGATCCGCGCGCTCAACAACGGGACGCTGGCTTCGACGCTCTACGTGTACGGGATCTTCCAGCCGCCCGATATCACGGCCGACGTGCAGCCCACGTTGATGCCCGAAGCGACGCGCGAGCTGATCGCGATCCGCGCGGCCTACAACTTCGGCACCGAAGGCAACCGGAATCCCGCGTTGTCGGGCGCGATGGCGACCCGCTACGGCTACCCGCTGATCACGGCGCCCGGACGCTTCGCGTTCTGGTGCCTGACGTGGAAATCGCAGTTCAAGGGCGGCGGCGCGAACGGCGGCAGTTGGACCGGCCGCCAGTTGGCGCTCGGCGGCTACAACAACAACCAGTGGGCGACGTGATGCCCGTTCCTTTCCTTGACCTGAGTCTGATTCGATGACGACCACGATCCGCGCACCCGGACGGCATTTCACGCTGACCACGGACCATGACAGTACCGTGGTGGAGTTCGGACCCGGAGGGACCAATGCGGGGCTTTCGACGCTGGTGATGCAGATCGTGCCTGACGGCGACTGGTCCGGGAGCCTGACGGTCAAAGGGCGCATCGCGGGCCAAGACGCGGAAGCTGTTGATCCTGTCGGGATTCCCTACCATCCCGCGAACGTCGGCGGGACCGCCAGCGACTACGCGCTCGTGTCGAGCGCCATCACGGGTGACGCGCTGATCCAGATCCCGTCGAACGGACTCACGGTGTCGCTGGACGTGACCGCCAGCGCCGGGACGTGTGAAGTATTCGTCTGGGACCTTCAGGGCAACTCGGCGCCGTAACGACGATGGCCACGACGCCCTTTACCAGCCTGATCGCGGGCACGTCCACCGCGAGCGCGGATATCCTCGCGTTCGTGGACGTGAGCGATTCGAGCCAGAGCCCGCAAGGCTCGACGCTCAAGATCACGATTGCGAACCTGTTCGGGACCGTGCCGGTGCCGATCATCGTGACGTCCACAACCGCGCCGCAGTTCAAACTCGCCTACGACGGGAGCAACTTTCTGACGGTCACTGTCTCGAGCGCGGGCGCGGTGAGTATCGCGCCCACCGGCTCGGGCAAGGCCATCGCCACCGCCGCCAGTGTGCCGGTGACGATCAACGGCAAGCTGATCGCGTCCTCGGCGGGCGACAATCTGCGCCTCACGGCCGATGGCACGGACGCGAAAGACGGCGTGGTGGCGGCGAGCGGATTGGGCGTCCTGTTCTTCGGGCATGAGGCGAACGCCGAACTCCAGATCACGGCACTCGGCACCATCACGGCCTCGGCGAGCACGACGACCCGCGCCGGCTTCAATCTCCTGCCCGGTGCCGCCCCCACGGCGCCCACGAATGGCGATATGTGGACGACGAGCGCGGGGCTGTTCGTGCGGATCAACGGCGCCACGGTCGGCCCGCTCTCCTGACGGCCATGTCGAGCGCTGTGATCTCGCCCTCAGACGACGCCAGCGTGAGCCGGCTGACGGAGTTTCAGGACAAGGCGGCCAGCGCGTCCTATATCCGCGTGATGCCAGGCCGCTACGTGGTGGACGGCGTTGTCTCGTTCCTCACCGATCAGGTTTGGGACCTGAGCGGAGCGGTGCTCGTGCAGACCGGAACGACGCTGTCGCTGTTTTCGGCGTCGCTGGTGGATGGCTGGCAGGTGATCGGTCCGGCGGTGATCGTCGGGCCTGGGGGCACTGGCGGCTCTGCCGTTGGGCTCAACATCAGCGCCTGTCAGGATTTCCGCGTTAACAGCCTGACGGTGCAGTCGGTGAATGGCACCGGCGTGCTCCTGCAAGGCGATGCGCGGACCAGCGGCTCCCTGGCGAGCCTCCGCGTTCAAGCGTGTGATATCGGCGTGGACGTGGCGGCGCAGGCCGAATACACGACGTTCACCGCGCCGATGATCCATACCTGCGGCACGGGCGCCCGAATCGCTGGCGGCAATACGACGTTCGTGGGCGGCACCCTCACCGCGAACACCACGGGCCTCGCCTTGATCGCGGGCGTGAATGACGCGCACGGCATCTGCTCGGGCGTCAACATCAATCACAACACGACCCCGATCCAGGCCACGGGCATCACGAACGGCTTCACGTTCGCGGGGTGCCACATCTACGAAGGCCCGATCCTGATTGACAAGTGCCGTGGGTTGTATTTCGACGGCGGCACGATCGACGTGTCCACGATCCAGAACAACAACAGCGACGGCACCGGCGATCTCAACGGGATCACGAACGCCTACCTGCCGGGCAGCTATTCGATGCCGCTGTCCGTCACGTCCACCGATGGGCACGCCGCGCAATTCGTCGTCACGAACTGCCACGGTCCCGCCTCCTAACCCCCTGCGCTGATGTCCGAACGCCTCATCCCGATCTCGAAGAAGCAGCACGACTATCTGACGCAGCTCACGGCGGGGATGGAGTCGGCGCGCGAGAAGATTGCCACCGCGGCGTCCGTGATCCTCATGGGTCTCGACGATGAGCTGGGTCCGGTCGGCGTGCTCGGCGCCCGCTGCACGGAGGGGGTGTACTCCCTTGCCGTGGAGATTGCGGACGCCCCCGCCGTCGCGCCTGCCGACCTCCACACACCGGCCGAGTCGCATGAGGTCTAATGGCCGTCGCGCTCGGGCGGCGGAAGTCTCTTGTCGCGGGTCCGTGGAAAGGAGTCTTCAACTCTAAGGACCCGTTTGACGACGCGCCAGACCTCTTGGTCGATGCGCGGAACGTGTACATCCCCGACCCCGACAACGCCTCGGGCGTGTATGCGCGGCCGGGGTTCGTCCTCAGCAACAACGGCGCGGCGATCTACACCGACGCCACGACGTTCAAGGGACAGGGCGCGTGGACGCACTTCGAGCTTGACGGCACGACGATCAACTTCGCCGTGTTCGGCGGCAAGCTCTTTCGGCAAGACACGCTCTGGACGGACGTCACCCCGGTCGGCGTCACGATTGATGGCGGGATCGCGACCCGCGTGTACTCGGCCGATCTCGGCGGCACGATGGCCGTCACGGACGGCGTGCATCGCCCGTGGGTCGCGTCGAGTCTCGCGAGCACGCCGATTGTCGGGACCTACATCGACTTCGACAGCGCTGGGACCAACTGGCAGGCCTACGGGCCGCCGGTCGTGTATGGCGACTCGGGGTTCTTCGTGCTTACCGCCGTGGGCAGCGTGGCCGCGCGGATCGACATCGCATGGTCGGAAGCGAACGATTGGACCACGGGATACCAGCAAACGAATTTCGATAACCGCTGGACGCTGGAACAGACGGGCACGCAGCCGATCTATGCGCTCGCGGCTACGAACGTCGCGCTCTACTACTTCCGCGCCCGCTCCATCGGCGCGATCTCAGGCGCGGTCGGGCCTGACCTGGCTTCGACGGCCACGCACGACCTGATCTCGAACAACGTCGGGACCATCGCGCCGCAGACGGTCGTGCAGTTCGGCAACACGATCTTCTTCTGCGATCCGGTCGGCCGGCCGTGGCGATTCGCGACGGGCAACGCGCCGGAGCCAATCTGGCACCAACTCCGGAGCATCGTGGAGGCGGCCGACACCGGCTACCCCGCGATCACGGCGATTGTCTCGACCGCGACGTTCGACCCGACGCTCAACCTCTACGTCGTCGCGATCTGGAGCCCCTCACCGGGGAGCGCCGCGAGCCCCACTGAGGCGCATTGGTTCGACGCCTACACGGGGCGCTACGTCGGCCGCATGAGCATTGGCCCGAGCGATCCGGGCACCACGCTCGACTGTCTCGCGTCCTTCGTGGACAGTAACGGGCGCGGATCGCTCGTCGCGCTGGGCTCCGCGGCCGCCGGTGGGCCATCCGGGTTCCTCTGGAACATGTCGAACCTCGTCGGCATCCCCGACGATCTCGCGACGGAGGATCTGGTGATCCTCACCACGGAGGATTCCGTCACGCTCGTGATGGAAGGCCAGTTCGCCGTGTGGAAGGACAACGATCAGGTGCCCTTGATCAGCGTCCAGACGGGCCGGATGGGCTACGCCGCTGACCTCGTGTGGAACGCCGATCAGGCGACGGCGATCACGGGCACACAAGCGCCCATTGCGGTCACGATCACGACGCCCAACACGGCGGGCAGTCTCGTGGGCACGCCGACGCCGACGACCTCGGCGGACGGCATGTACCGCACGATGATGGGACTCGATATCCGGAGCGCGCGGGGCGTGCAGTTCGCGTTCACGCCGACGACGGCGGACGCCCAGTGGAACGTGCAGCGGGTCGAAATGCCGGCGGTGCCTGCCGTGGCCGGCGTGGGTGACGCATGACGGCGACGATCCCGAAAGTCCAGCCCTACGCGAAGCGTGGCGTGCCCGTGCCAAGCGGGTCGCCGACGCTCGCGGAGTGGGCCTCGACGCTCGCAGGCTGGCTCGGGATCGAGTTCGGCAACGTGCAGCGCGGGCTCAACATCTACCCCGCGTCGAAGGCCGAGACGGGCGTGGTGGACGTGACGATCCCGCACGGCAACGCTCGACGCTACGGCGCGGAGACGACCGGCGACAACACCGTCTATCTGCGGAACATGCTGCTCTCGGCGGTCGCGCTGGGGATCGAAGCGATCACGGATATCCAGGTTCCCTGCTCCAAGAAGCTCACCTTCCCGAGCGGGACACGCCATACGCACACGCTGGGCGGCGCGTGGGTGTTCGACTGGGAGTTGGCGAGCGGCCAAGGCGGCTCCAGCTACTTCGAGAATGACGACACGGTGACTGGTGACTCCGACGTCATTCTCACGAACCTCACCCTCAAGGGCCCGTGGCCGGACGATGGCGGCCCCTTTGGGCAGGGGCGCGTCGTCAATGGCGTCTTGGTCGCGCCCGTGACGGGGTTCCACCCGCGCCGCGTGGACGGCTTGCAGGTGAACGGGTGCAACATCACCAACATCCCCGGCATCGCGTTTGGCTATCAGGGCGTCAAGAATTTCAAGTTCTCGAACCTCTACATCTCCCGCTGTGGACGCGACGGGCTGACGGGCTGGTGGTTCGGCACGGGCTGGAACCTCCAAAACGGCCTGATCTCCAACGTGTTCTGTGATCGCGTGGGCGACGATGGCCTGGCCATCCACGCCTCGAGCGGGGGGCTCCCAAACACCGACACACGGCCGACCGGCATCCAGATCAACGGCGTGCGCGTGCAGGGCTGGACGAACACCGTCACCTCGTCCGCCACGGTCGCGATGACCGCTGCGAGCAAAACCGTGACGGCGACGGCCAGCGTGTTCACAAGCGCCGACGTGGGCAAGACGTTCTATGTGCCCGGAGCCGGTGCGGCCGGTGCAGCGCTCGCGACCTACGTCCTCTCGTACATCTCGGGTACGCAACTGCACCTCGGCGTGACCGCGAGCACGACCGTCTCCGGCGCGGCGGCGGTCTATTCGTTCGGCGCGGGGCGCGGTCTGATCCTCGATGGCGTCGCGGACGTGCAGGTGAATGACCTGTTCGTGGACACGACGTTCGCGCAGGGCGTGGCGATCACGTCGGATGGCGTGGCGGGATCGAGCGGGTTCCGGTCGCAGCGGGTGACGGTCAAGGGTAAGGTGGTGCGGGCGGGCACGTTGGGGAACGCGAGCCAGCCGCAATCGGGCCTCTACGAAAGCGCGGTGGACTACATCGACACGGACCTCGACGTGTCGCTCTCGGCGGGCAAGGGGATGTACGTCACGGATGCGCTCGGCCCCAAGCTGCGCGGGAGCGCGATTGGCAACGGGACGCTGATCACGGACTACGGCGTGGACTTGGATGGCGTGGTGAGCGCGTCGAGCAATGTGATCAACGCCGACGTGGATGTTCGCTCGGCGGCCAACAAGGGCGGTGGGATTAGGACGCACTACGCTCCCTTCTGTCGCGTGAATGGCGAGTACGTGGACAACGGGCAGGCGCAAGCGGGCGGTGGCACCGACACGAACGGCTCGGGCATTCTCCATAACGGGGATCACACGATGATCCTCGGGCCAGTGGTGTCGCGCGACACCCGTGTCTCCGCCGCATCGCGGACGCAGACCTCGCCGCTGGCCGTGCAGAACGCCGGTGGTGTGCCGGTGATCATCATCGACCCCGGCGCGTTCCAAACCGCAGTCAGCGGATCGAACATCAACATCGCTAACCCCAACGCCGTCGTGATTCGCCGGGGCGCCTACGACCAGAGCCCCGCCAACGCGCGATTGGCCTTCGATCAAGACTTGAGCGGCTTCCGCAAGTACAGCGGCACGGGCTCCCCCGAAGGCGTCGTTACCTCCGGCGTCGGCAACGTCTACGACCGCACCGATGGCGCGGCCGGAACATGGCGCTACGTCAAGGCGACGGGCGCCGGCAACACCGGCTGGGTGGCCGTCTACTAGTGCGAATTTTCATGGCGACCCCAGCGGATTTCCGTTATACTTTTGGCAACTCACACACAGGCTCGGTTCATATGACCTAGCATGAGCTGGTTCAGCAAGCATTTCGGGATTACTCTCGACTCGCACAGTCTCGGTAACCTGATCAAAGACGCATCCCCGGCGGCGGCTCTTGTCGGTGGCCCCCTTGGGATTGCGCTCGCCGGTGGCCTCTCCACCTTGGGCGATTTGGGCCGGGGCAAGAACATCGGCCAAGCCATCAAAGGCAGCGTCGGCAACGCGGCGCTCGGCGCGGGCGTCGGCTCGCTCGCCACGCATGGCTTCCTCGGCTCGGGATTGCAGGGCTTCGCGGGCGGCACGCCGGCTAGCGCAGTCGGCAGCGCGGCGGGTTCCGTCGCCGCTCCGACCGCTGATGCCGCTGGCACGGCGGCTGGTGGTGCCGGTGGGCTTTCGTCCGTCGCGTCGTCAGGCGGCCTCGCGAGTGCCGCGCCGGCACCGATCACGGACGCCCTGAGCATCACGCCGAGCAGCAGCGCGTTGAGCTTGGCCCCGACTGGCGGATTCCCCGCCATCGACGGTTCCGCGATCCACGCGGCCACCCTGCCAGCGTTCCACGCTCCGCAGGCAGGCTTGCTGAGTAGGGTTGGCGGGTTCCTGAAGAACAACCCCGAAGTGGTGGACCTTGCCTCGCGCGAGATCCCCACGGCGCTCTCCGGCGCGCAGGTCGGAGCCCTGAACGCCAACGCGGATGCCACCCGCGCCGCGACGGCCCGCACCCAAGCGCAGGACAAGGCCCTCGACCCCTTCCGCGCGGGCTTGCTCGGCACCCTCGGCACCCGCCTCACGACGCCCGTGAGCCGGAATCCATACCTTCCCGCACCCGTGGGGGGCTGACCGATGGCCGCCGCGCTCACGCTCGACCAGCCGACCACGACGCCGGTCACCGATCCCAACGCTCCGGCCAAGCCCAAGCCCGTCACGGCGGGCGCGGCCCCGGCGCTCAGTCTGGCCCCCATGACGGCCAGCACGCCAACCACGGCCCCCGGCACTGCCAGTTCTGCGAGCCCCACGAGTGCGGCACCGGCTGCGCCCATGACCACGGCGGCCCCGCTCTCGACCGAATACCCAAGCGCGCCCAGCACGACGGGCACGCCGCAGAATCGGTTGCAGCTCGCGACCACCGCCTTCGACACGTTCGCCAAGTCCACGGACCCCGCGTACCAGGCCGATCTCCGATCCGCAACGCAGGCCGCCGCCGGCAAGGGCACCATCGGCTCGGGCGGGCTCCGCACGACCTACGGCGATCTCGCGAACCAGCGGGCCCTCGCGTTGGACACGGAGAAGGAGAACCTCATCAACTCCGCGACCACGGGCACCATCGCGGATCAGCAGGCCGCGCAAGCCAACGCGATCGCGCAGCAGAACGCCAACACGTCCGCGACGGGCGTCACGGGCAACCTCGCCTTGGGCCAGGGGCAGCTCTCACTCGCCCAGACCGCGCAGGCCACGAGCGCCGGTCAGACGCAACAGCAGATCGACCTCGCGAAGCAGCAGGCCAGCGAAGAAAACGCGCTCGCCACAGCGGGCTTGACGGGTGAACTCAACGGAACCGATACACTCGCCGCGAAGCAGCAGGCGATCAACTCGGCCGTGGCCCAAGGCCAGCTATCGGTCGCGCAGGGACAGTTGGCGCTCTCGCAACTCGCGCAGTCGCAGGGCAACACGCTCGCGCAGGGGCAGCTCTCGCTCGCGACGACGACGGAGCAGAATCAGAACGCCGTCGCGCAGGGGAACCTGCAACTCGCCCAGCAGCAGCTCGCGCAGCAGGCCTCGCAGTTCGGCCTCTCGCTCGAACAGCAGAAGGCGCTCGCCACGCTCGCCGATCAGACCGCGAACCGGCAGATCGACGTGAGCTCGGCACAGGGCCAGAACACGCTGCTCGTGCAGCTCGCCAACATCATCGGCGGACCGTCCGGCAACGTGGACCCGAACCTGTTGGCGGCCCTCTACAAGTCGCTCGGGCTGGCCGTGCCGAGCGGCGGGAACGCTTCGACGCAGACGCCGACGCCCCCGCCGGGGGCCACCGGCACGGCGGGGACCGTCGTGCAGGGCGGCGGTAAGGATTCGGTGGCCGTATGAGCTTCCTCCAGGCACTCGGGACCGCTGGCCGCGTCGTCGGCGCAGGGTTTGGCGGGTACGCGCAGGATGAGCAGCAGCGCAAGGTGAACGCCCTAACGCAGCACAAACAAGACGAGGAAGACCAGAACAGCGCCGTAATGCGATTGGTCAACTTGCACAAAGCGGCCGAACTTCAGCTTGGCGATGCGAACTACGCTTCCGCTCTGGCAGCTGTGACCAAGGCGCAAGAGATCGCGCGCGAGGGCGTGCACGTCCAGGAGGCTAAAGACCTCGCGCCGATCCACACCCAAGAGGCAATCGATACCGCGAAGGGCACGGCACCGATCACACTCGGCACTCATACCGCGGAGCGCGACTACGACAACGCGCACCCGGCGCCGCAGACGATCAGCACCCCGAACGGCGTTGTGCGCGTGCCCGGCAACGGGCCGGCGGTTCCGATTCTCGACGCTGGCGGCCATCCCGTCGTGAAGGGTGCCATCGGCGGCGGCGGCCTTGCAGCGCCGGTCATGGCGAAGGTCGGCCAAGCCGGTGAGATGCTGAAGAAAGCCGCTGATCTCCTGCCACTGGCAGAAGGGCTCGGGGTGTCGCTCCCGCAGTCCGCATCAGCCGATATCGCGCACCGCGGGCTCGGCGTCGGGTCGCTGCGTATCCCCGGCACGTCTGGCGTCGGATCGCTCATGCTCAACCATGACGCGAAATACGCGCAGTATCAGGCGGCCCTCTCGCCGTTCATCCTGGCGGCGGCTCACGCCCTGTCCGGCGCGCGTATCAATCAGGATCAAGTCGAGCAGATCCGGCAGTCCATCGAGGTGGCGCCGGGCGACTTGCAAAACCCTGCGGTGATCGCGCAGAAGAAGAAAAACCTGATCGACCTGCTCAACTCCATCACCGGATCACTGCCGGAAGATGCGATCAGCGCCCAAGAGAACCAGATGGACGCAAGCTCGCTTCAGCGGCTCGCGGGCTCTGGCTATCGGAGCCGGACGGGGCGCGGCGGCGCGAGTCCGGCCGGCGCATCCAGCGGCGATCCTGACTTTGACGCACTCATGGCCAAGTACAAGAAGCCGTGAACCCCGACGACGAGGTATTCGCGAAAGCCAAGCAGCTGCGCGACGCGGGCGTTCCGCTGGACGAGATCGAGCGCTACGTCCAGTCGAAGCTCGGGGCGCCGAGCCCTACGGCTGGTCCTGCCCCGCTCTCGGCGGCTGACTCGACGCTCCACGCCGCGCGGCTCGCGAAGGCGCAGGCGATTCAAGCAGAGCCGGACGACACAAGACCCTCGGTCGTGGAGCAAGGGCTCGGAACCTTCGCCTCACTCGGACGGGACATTCCTGGCGTAGAGGCGGCACAAGCCGGTTTGGCGGCCGGATTTAGTCACCTGCCTGGCCTGCGTCCATCGACCGGGCCTGTCGGATACGGCGAAGCGCTGAACGAGATCCGGGACGCCGAGAACTCTGCGCCACGCGCAGCGCGCGTCGGCGCTCGGATCATTGGTGGCGGCGTGGCAGCTCTCGCAATGCCCGCACTCGCCGAGAAGGCCGCTGGCTCGGCGGCCGTGGCGTCTCTGCCGAAGGCAGAGCGTATCATGGCGCTGGTTCGCGGCGCGGCGTCAACGCCAGCGCTCCAGGGCGCGACCTACGGCGCGGCGAGCGGCGCGCTTCAGGCTGACCCAAACGCCGGGCTTGGCCGTCGTGCGTTGGACGCAGGGATTGGTGCCGCGGCTGGCGCAGTCACCGGCAAGCTCGGCGAGAACCTGAGCATCGCCGGACGGTCGTTCCTGTCCAAGCCGCTCGACAAGGCGGCGCTCGCACGTCAGGCCGAAATGGCCGGTGCCGACGCGGTGAACTACGGACGCGCAGAGGCGGAAGGCCGCGCGGTCGGAGGCACGACGCCTGAGCTCGAAAAGATTCTGAGCAATCCGTCGCCGACGCTCGCGCCGTATGTGCGTGAAGTCACACAAAACTCCGAATCACTCGCGAACGCCACGCCGGCACAACGGCTGATCGAAGCGTACAAGCTGATGAGCGAGCGCCAAGGATTGCTCGAGCGGCGCATCGTGCAGGCCGCGCCGACTGACTTCAAGGCCGGATCGGCGCTGGAAGGGCGCGACATCGGCGCGGTCAAGTCGGCGTTACAGCAGGCCGCGAGTGCACCGAGTCGTGTCACGAAGCCGCCGATCACACTCGACATCGCCCCCGAGAACTATTCGGTCGATCCCCAGATCACGCCGGGACGCGAGGCGTTGCAAGGTCCGGTGCAGGAAGGCGGCTTGTCGCGAGTGACCACCGCGCATCCGGACCCGACCCTCCGGCAAGCGCTGCGTGACTTCCCGAAGTCGTCCGTCCCCCCGAAGGCGCAAGGCCCCGCCGGGCCGGCATTTCAGCTTCGGGGCCAAGCTGAGCGTGTCGTGCCGGGCGTGGACATTTCGACGCCGGCCATGCGGGTCCAAACCGCACCGCCGAAGACCATCGACTACCCGGCGGCGATGCCGTCGCTCCGGAACGCTATCTCGGAGCACGCGCGGCTCTCAGGCATCGACAACGCCGCGGGCTCGGGCGCGGACGCCGCGCGGACGCTCATTGAGGAGCCGCACCGCGGCTACAACAAGCAGCTTCAGAACTCTGCATCGTCGTTCTTCGACCAGTTGAACAACCGGACGCCGTGGTCCAGTCCCGCTGCGCCGATGACGGCCGACGAGCAGACGGCGGCGCTCTCCGGGGCGCTTGGTCGCAATCGGGAATACCTCAGCCTCTCGCTGCTCCCGAAGCCCTGGTTCAGCAACAACTCATCGAACATCGCTCCGATCATCCGTGCGATCGACGCGCAGCGCGGGACTCCGCTGACCGTTGACGCCTTCCGTTCTATCGTGGCCTCGCAGGGACACCCCACCCCATGACCGCCAGGACAAAAAACCGCTGGATTACCGTTGCCGCGCTTGTGAGTGCTGTCGTCGGCGCGCTCGGTGCCGTGGCTTCGACCGCGCGCGTGCTGAACACTCACTTCGTCCCGGCCGACACGTTCCGCGTCTTCCAGGCGGGGCAAGCGATCCAGCATACCCGCGACTCGCTCAACGCCATCGCGCAATTCGAGCGGCTGTATGATCGCGTGAGTGTGACCGACAGTGGCGTTGCGATGCTCGTCCGTGCCTGCCATCGGAGCGGGGAGTGCCGCCCATGACGCAGATCCACACCGTAACGGCTGTCTCGGCGCACTTCACGCTCGAGGAACTGACCCACAGCGACGCCGCGGCGATCCACGGGATCGACAACTCCGCGCCGGACGACGTGCAGCAGAACCTCGTGCGGCTGACGGTGACGGTGCTGGAACCGGCGCGCGCCGTGTGTGGCGTGCCCTTCGAGGTCAGCGACGGCTACCGCTGCCCCAAGGTCAACGCGCTCGATGGCGGGGTCCTTCACAGTCAGCACGAGAAAGGCGAGGCGGCTGACGTCGTGCCTCGTGGGCTCGCGCTCCCCGCCGCGTTCGACCGCATCCGGCGCTCCGACGTGCCCTTCGATCAGATCATCCTCGAAAGTGGGTGCATCCACCTCTCCTGCGCGGCGCTGGGCGCAACGCCCCGTCGCGAAGCCTTGGTCCGGCGCGGCAGTCCGGGCCACTGGACGTACATCCCTGCCGATTGACCCCTCTCCCCTCAGCTACCCCTATGCTCAAGCTCCTGACCCACACCCCGCTCCTGGGCCTCCTGCTCGGCCCTGTCGTCACCCTTCTGATCGACCAGCTCAAGCGCGCATGGGCGTGGCTGGACGCGCAGAGCCCTGTCGTGAAGCAGAGCTCCGCTGTCGTGCTGTCGTTCCTGCTCGTGGGGCTCTCGCAGCTCCTACCGGGCAGCGTGCCAGATGCCTGCGCGAACGTGGCCGCCACGGGGCTCTCAGCCGCGTGCGAGCAGGCATTGGCGAGCGGCCCGCTCCTGACGTCGATCCTCACGGCGCTGATCGCCATTGCGGTGAAGCACGGGCAGCAGACGCAGGTTGCGAAGTAGGCGCTAGTCGCGAGGCGGGTTGTAGTTCATCGTCGCCCGGAGGTAGCGGATCTGACCGTAGCGTACGGAGTCGGGGTTAATGCCTTGTAGAAGTACGCTAAAATCAGCGCTACCTCCGGCCGGCAGAGACGGGACGGTGAACCCCTCGCTCGCCAGTCCTGCGATAAAGTTGAAGGCAGCCATCTCGTAGCTCACAGCCTGTGTGTTGATAAGGCGGCCGGAGATACGAATTCCGCCAGGCGCAGTTTCCATCTTGAGACGCGCCACGTCGAAGCCTTGTCCAATTTTCTGTAGGTCGGCGGACGCAAGTTCGATGTACGGCGAATAACTCCACGCGCTGCCGGCGATCGAGTCATCATGATACGCCCGGTTTATCGGGTCGCTGATGCTCATGAGCGAGCTGTCCATGTAGGTGACAGCAGTTACGAGCACGCCCACGGAATCTGAGAGGGTGCGGGCCGCTCTGATATTGCCCTGTTGCCGAATCGCCTCCGAATGGCTGCCCTTGGAGGTGGTCGAGCAGGCCGCCAATCCCAGCGCCGCAGGAAGCAGCAGCAGCAGCGAGCAACTCAACACCTTGGCTTGCTTCATGTTCGACTCCGATCAGGATGAGATTTCCTCGACAATCTCCACGGATATCATGCTCCGGCGTCGCGCGCCGAACCAGATCCATAGAATCGGTATGGCGGTGGCCCATATTGCCAGCGAGACCGCCACCCACTTCAAAGAAGTGGCATAGCCGGCGTCGGCGGCATGGCGCGCCCAAGCGGCCGTGTGCATTTGTGCGGTGTCTCCAGTGGCGAAGTATTGATGGTCAGCCCGTTCCGCCATGCCGTAGCTGGCGGTAGCGTAGTTCGAGTAGATGACTGCCACCCCGACTGCCGGTAGCCCGGCCAGGGCCAGGCCGACAAGCAACATCACGAGTTGACCGCCGTGGAGGCCAGCCATCCAACGACTCAACACGTTGCGCCACATCATCTTCGGCTCCTGTTCGGGGTTTTCAACAGCCTTTCAACAGTCTGTGGATAAACGACTTAGCAGATTATTGACTTGCGCGCTTCGGCTCTTGTTCGCATGTTCTGAGCGGCACTCTTAAGGCGTGTTGAGCGACGATGCGAAAGGCACAGTTTGGAGAGGGATTCGGGCGCGGTGTGTGGATCGCCCCGTGGATGGGACCGAACGGCGAGCTGGTGATGGTTGCGGTGACGAGCACGCGCCGGCAAGCGTGTGCGCCGCGCTTGGTGGCTCCCGGCGAGAACAGCGTCGAGATCGCCGATGAGCTATGGCGCGAGCTCGAAGCCGTCGAGCCGGAGTCGCGAATGAAACTGCGGGTCATTTAGCCGCCCGCTTCCCACCGGCGGCTTTCCCATGTGCCGGTGACATCGCCGAGTCGGGAATCTGCCTCGGCTTGCGTCGAGCCGTCTCCCACACGCGCCACAGCTCTTTGCGCGGCGGATCTTCCCTGCTGCCATCCTCGAAGAGCCACGCCTGACTGACTGTGAAGAACTCAGCGACAGCACGCTGCGCCGCCGCTTTTTCCGGCAGGCGACCGTCGCGTATCAGGCCCGTAAGCCATTGTCCTGTATGGCCGGCAGCCTCCGCGATCGCCGCGTTCGTAGGCGCGTCGCCCCGGTCCAAGAACCACAGCCATCGCAAGTAGCCGAGCCTGAGGTGAAAGCCGGCACCCGATTGTTTCACGCGAAACATTCCTGAGGCTGGAAAGTGACCCCTTGACAGCGTTCGGACGCTTACTTATCGTAAGGCGCGCGAAGTAATCAACGGTTGCCTATACCACGGCAGGATTGGAAACGATGGCCATGACTCCATTAGAGCGCAAGGCGGCATTCAAGGCGGCAGTCACCCTTGCGCAGACCACGCTCGACGCAGCCGCAAGCGACGTGTGTGGCGTGACCTGGTTTCACCTCTCGGAAGGACTCGCCAACCGTCGCGCCCTGAGTGCCGAAGTGCAGGCGAAGTTCGCGGCCTATATCGGGCGCTCTGTGCGCACGGTGTTCGGGCCGTCAGCAGTTGCAGCAGCGTAGGACCCTCTGCTCCGCGCGAAGGGGCGCGGGCGAGGCTGGTGGGCCACGGCAGTCGTTGCACATGGGAACGAACATGCAATCAACCAGCGACAGCACATACCACTTTCGAGGACGCGAGCGGCCCGCCAGTCGGGCGCAGCGCCTCGCCGCGCGGAAAAGTGCGGAGCAGGACGCCCACGGCATCGTGGTGGGCGTGATCGGACCCGAGGGCCGAGTGCCGCTCGTGGTGCGGGAGCACTTCCCGGCGTGGTGGACGGACTTGCGCCGCAAGCAGAACACGATCTACGGCGCGCTGCTCCGCTTCATCGACGTGAGCATCATGGCGGGCGTGCCCCGCAAGACGCTCAAGGTCATTCCGCGGATCATCGACGCCTACATCGACGACTGCTACGAGGACGTGCAGCCGGTCGATCTCGGGGAAGCCGCGTGATGCCCGCCGAGCAGGACGCCAAGACGCAAGCGCCCGTCGCACAGGACGTACCCGAGCGGTGCGGGCAGTGCGGCCACTACGCGAAGATCGTGGCCTACGGGTGCTGCGCGCCGTGTGTCAGTGACGTGGAACGCGAAGCCAACGAGGCGGCGCGCGCAAGTCGGTAGCACCTGAAACGAGTTGGACCCCGCCACGCACTCGCGGTGCGCCGGGGTCCGTGGCCAGCGACTTCTGAGGGGCATCGCTGACCCGGAGAAACGTAAGCCCCGCCGGAGTGAACGCAACATGGGCAGTCTATTGGCCGACCGAGACGCCGACATCCTGTTGGAGCACGAGGCGCACGCCGCGCGTGTCCTCCAGGACGTCATGGACGACAAGATCGTGAGCCTGTTCCCGGATCGCGTGAACGCGGAGCCCGATGGCCGCACCAAGCTGGCCGCGCTCTCGCTGATGAAGAAGCTCGATGAGCAGCCGATGAAGTTCCTCATCGAATACGTCCAGTTGCAGCAGACGGTCGCCGCGCTCGTGAAGTCCGTGGGCGTGCTCACCGACCGCCTGAACGGCGGCGAGGGCGAGCGCTCCATCGAGGACATGCGCGGACGCCTCTCGACCATGAGCAGCACCGTCGCGGCGCTGTCGTTCCACGAGGCCCACTGACATGAGCGCGACGGTCAAGTTGTACGAGCTCTCGGAAGCGCGCGCCATTCTGGATGCGTGGCTCAACGAGAGCGAAGGCGAGCTCACGCCGGAACTCGAAGCATTGCTCGCGGAAGTCAACGCCTCCGCCGACGAGAAGATCGAGCGCGTCGCGCTCTACATCCGCGAACGACTCGCAACGGCAGACGCGGTGGACGCAGAAGCCGAGCGGGTCGCGGCTATCGCCAAGCGGGAACGGCGCGCGGCCGAGTCCTTGAAGGCGTACCTGACGCGCGAAATGGAGCGCTTGGGCAAAGACCGTGTGAACGGGCTGCTCTGCACGGTCGCGTTCCAGAACAACCCGCCCGCGGTCCAGTGCGCGCTGGATGAAAACACACTCCGCGCCGCGTTCCTGAACGAAGCCAGTGCGCCGGCTGGCGTCGGCCAGTTCGTCGTCGAGAAGCCCGCGAGCTACCGCATTGACGCCGCCGTGGTCAATCAGGCCGCCAAGGCCGGTGACGCGCTCCCCGATTCTATCCAACTCACGCAGGGCCGTTCACTGAGGATTCGTTAAATGCCTGATACGATTACCGCAACCGGGAGCACGGCGAAGTTCCTGCCGCATCCAGAGGGCCAGTTCGTGGCGCAATGCGTGGATACCATTGCGCTTGGCGATGTGGTGAGCACCTACCCCGGAAGGCCAGACCAACTCGTGTCGAAGTGCGCGCTCGTATTCCGTACTGGCGAACGTAACGCGGACACGGGCGAGTACATCGACATCGGGCGCGAGTTCACGGTGTCGATGGGCGACAAGGCGAACCTGCGGAAATTCCTCGAGCAGTGGCGCGGCAAGGCCTACACCGATGAGCAGGTCGAGGCAGGCGTGCCGTTGCACAAGCTCGCGGGCAACTTCGGACTCATCACCGTGGAGCATCAGCGCAGCCAAGCGGGTCGCACATATGGCAAGGTGACGGCGTGCGTCGGGCTGCCGAAGCAGATGCAGGAACTCGCCAAGCCCTTCGCCGACTACTCACGTTCGCCGCACTGGGACGAGAAGAAACGTGCGAACGCCGCCGCCGCTGCTGCGTTCCGTGAAGCGCAACCGGCGCAAGGCGGGGTGGACGATGAGCCGCCGCACGAAGACGACGACCTGCCGTTCTGATGCCCACGCCTTCGACGTGTCCCTGTGACCGCGAGCCCGACGACGCCCCAGACGAGGACCCGCGCTGATGTCGCACCCCGTCACCGCCAAACGTCTCGCGCTCGTGTGCGCCCTGGCCTCTGCGCTGCTGTTCGTGTCCGCGCTCCCCGCGGCGTTCCTCTGGCGGTACGCGCTGCCCGCGACGGTGCTCGGGCTCGGGGCGCTCGGCTATCAGCGGCATCCCCGCGCGCTCCACGCGCTCAGTCGGACGCTGGATCGGTGGGCGGACGGCGATCGCCACAAGGACGCGGAACTGCTCGCGAAGCGGCACCCGCTCAAGTCACGCACCACGACCACTCTCTGAGAAAAAAATGAAAACCCTCGCACGCGAAGATTTGCGGCAGATGCTGGAGCTGCACGAGAAGTGGCTGCGCGGCATAGATGGCGGCTCGCGCGCTGACCTGAGGGGCGCTGACCTGACGGACACTGACCTGAGGGGCACTGACCTGAGGGGCGCTGACCTGACGGGCGCTGACCTGACGGGCGCTGACCTGACGGACACTGACCTGAGGGGCGCTGACCTGACGGGCGCTGACCTGAGGGGCGCTGACCTGACGGGCGCTGACCTGACGGGCGCTGTCCTGAGGGACGCTGTCCTGACGGGCGCTGTCCTGACGGACGCTGTGTTGTCTGACGGAGTGCGGTGGGACGAATATCTGCGCGAGGTCGTGCCAGCGCTGCTCGTGGCTGGTGGGCGGGCGCTCGTGGAGGTCGCCACGCCGGATGTATGGGCGTGCCACGCCTGGAATAACTGTCCGATGCACGCGGCATTCGGGGCGAGCGGAACTCACGAAGTGCCCGCGCTCTATCGTGGGCAGGCCGAGCGGTTCGTGCAGCTGTTCGACGCGGGGCTCATTCCGCTGCCCGAGGCGGCGCCAGCGGCGTGACGGACACCGCGCACAACCGGCCGATGGTGCTGGCGATCGGGATCAGATTCGCGCTCAAGCGGCTCGTCCGACTGCGCTTCGCCACGGACAGCACGTCGTTGGCAGAGTTCGACGCGGCGAAGGAGCAGATCGAATCGGCAATCGAGCAGTTGAAGGACATGGCCACCGAAGTTCCCTCTCCCCCTGCACCGCGAGGCGCGGACAACGTGAACACGAATTCTCAGCGACTCGCGGGGAGGCGTGCGCGGTAATGGCCGACGCTCCGGAACTGGCGGAAGTCCTGGCTGATGCGCGCGAGCGGGCGGCGATCCTTCGACTCGAAGGGCATCCCTCGCAAGCGCGCTCGATCGAAGCGTTCGTGGACCGCGTGGCGAGCTGCATGCGCGGCTACCTGACACTGCTCTCCGATGCGGAAGCGCACATGCGGAGCGGGTGGAGCCTGCCGCGGCTCCGGTCGCACTTCGCCGAGTGGCAGGAGGCAGGCTTCGCGTTCCTGGACAGTCGCGGTCGGCGGCGGTACTGCGAGTGCATCGTGCCGGCACGTACCGCGCGCGAGGCGGACCGCTTGGCCGGCCAGCGGGGCGACTCCCTGAGCGAGCGGCGGGGCGCCTGATGCGGAAGACGCTGAAAGAGTATGGGTCGCACGGCCGCAGCGTCCGGGTGTTTCAGGAGACGTTCG